CCTGCGATGACCGTTCCTAACCCTACTGGCCAGACTTCTGGTTCTACCGACATTATCATCACTAAGTCCCGTGCGGCTGAGTTTGGTTTTAACGGTGATGAGCAGCTTGGTCTGCAAGGCGCTGGTTACCAGAATGTTCGTGCTGCTAAGATTGCGCAGGCAATTCGTGCAGTAACCAACGAAGTAGAGACTGATCTTTGTGCATTGCAGTCTACATTCTCTCGCGCATACGGCACAGCTGGCACTAGCCCTTTTGGCACTGCTAACGATTACACCGATGCTTCTAACGTATTAAGAATACTGAAAGACAACGGCTCACCGTTGCAAGATAACCAGCTTGTAATCAACACTGCTGCTGGCGTTAATCTTCTTGGCAAGCAAGCAAACGTAGCTGATGCTGGTAGCGACTCTATCTTGCGTCAAGGCGTACTGCTTGATGTAAATGGCATGCCTATTCGTGAATCTGCACAGGTTAATACTTCTGTTGCTGGAACTTCAGCTAACGCCGTAAGTGCTGGCGCTCACGTTGTAGGTCAAACAGCTATTACTCTTAAAGCTGCTGGTACTGGTACTATCGTTACCGGCGATGTAATTACTTTTGCTGGCGACACTAACAAGTATGTTGTTGCTGCTGGTGTTGCTGCTGTAAGTGGCGGAGCGTTGGTTATTGCTGCTCCTGGATTGCAGGTAGCTCAAGACTCTGGCGACAAAGCAATTACTATTACTGCTGCTTCTGCTCGTAACATGGCGTTTAACCGCTCTGCAATCGTTCTAGCTTCTCGCGCTCCTGCCCGTCCTTCTGAGGGTGACATGGCGACTGACGTAATTGTAATTACTGATCCTCGCTCTGGTCTTAGCATGGAATTTGCCATGTACAAAGGCTACAGAAAAGTTCGTTACGAAGTTGGTCTTGCTTGGGGTGTTAAAAACATCAAGCCAGAGCATACTGCTCTTCTGTTAGGTTAAGTCTACATCTGGCCGCCTCTTTCGGGGGGTGGCCTTTTTAATTGAGGAAGACAAATGGCTACGATAGTAGTAGAGACAGGCAGTGGCTCATCAACTGCCAACTCGTATGTATCAGAATCAGAATTAGCTACTTATGCTTCAGATAGAGGCATAACCTTAACCGGTACACCTTCAATTCTAATTATTCAAGCTATGGATTATTTAGAGTCTAAGAACTTTATTGGCACTAAATCAACCTTAGAACAAAGTCTGCAATGGCCCAGAACGGGCGTTGAGATTGACAATTATTACATAGTATCCAATTCTATCCCCGTACTTCTTAAAGAAGCTGAGATGGAGTTATGCATTGCTTTGGATGGCGGAGTAAATCCCCTTGCAAACCAAGACAGGAAGACACTTAAAGAAAAGGTTGGCGAACTAGAGGTTGAATATGCCCCTAGCGCATTAGCTATTACTTATTTGACGGCAGTTGAGGCCAAGCTAAAGAAACTGCTTCTGCCTACCGCAAGGATTATTCGTGTTTGATTACGCGTCACTAAAGAAAACGGCATCTAAGCTAATATCTAACTTTGGTGCTAATTCGGTTATTAGTAGAGAAGACGGTGGCGGTTATAATGTTGCATCTGGCTATATGTCTAGCGGCATCCCAATAAGCTTTACCGTTAAATCTGTTAGAGCGCAGTTTAGTATTGCAGAAAAAGCATCATCTGCTGTTCAAGACGCAGATATAAAAATGCTTGTTGAAGCAGGCAAAGGAATTCCAGCAATTGATAATACCTTGACGTTTGATAGCGTAAGCTACCGGATAATGGATGTTACTACAATCTCGCCATCTGGCACGGATGTGTATTATGAGCTTCACCTTAGATCTTAAAGAGTATGTTGATAAGACCGGCGAAGACATTGTTGAAGTTGTCCAGCAAACTTGTATAGAAGTGTTTACTAAGATAATAATGGATACCCCAGTTGGAAAGCCGGAGTTATGGAAAAACAAACCTCCCGCAAATTATAAAGCTGGTGCTTTAAGAGCTAATTGGCAGACATCGTTAAACCAACAAGCTTCAGGAATATTAAGCAAGAGAGATAAAAGCGGAAAGCGAGCTATTAACAGAATGAAGGCTATGGTAAGTAAATATGATGGCTTGGGATCTGTTGTTTTTGTGAACAATCTTTCTTACGCGTCAAGAATTGAATATCTAGGCCATTCATCCCAAGCTCCAACTGGAATGGTAAGAGTAAATGTTGCGGCTTTTCAGCAAGCAATGGATCAAGCTGTTAAAAAGGTTAGCCCATGAGTACAGTGTTTTCAAACATAAGCGCGGCTTTAGACGTAAGACTAGGCACTTTGGCGGGATCATCTCCTGTAGCTTGGGAAAATATTGCCTATAAGCCCGTTAAAAATACGTTATACTTGAGGCCAACTCATTTGCCTGCCCCTACAGTACAAGCTGGACTTGGAACTGCTGGTATAGACGAATACTTAGGGTTATATCAAGTTGATGTTTTTGCAATGGCCGGAGAAGGTAGAGGTACAGCAGAAGCGAAAGCCGATGTAATTGCCGACCACTTTAAGCGCGGTACAGATTTATTGTACAATGGCGTTTATGTTCGGCTTGGTAATGTATCAAGAAACTCAGGACTTATTGACGAAGATCGCTTCGTTATTTCAGTAACAATTAATTATATGGCTCATGTAGCACCGAGGTAAAGTATGACTATTGCAACAGGCTCAAGACACAACATGGCGTATGTTGTCGAATCTACATTCGGTACTACTCCAACCACTCCTTCATTTACACCTATTCGTCACACCGGAACTACTATTGGACTGTCTAAAGACGCAATAGAGTCCGAAGAGTTACGAGAAGATCGTCAGGTAGCTCATTTCCGTCACGGCAACAGAAGCGTTGCTGGCGACATTAATGTTGAACTGTCTTACGAGTCATTTGACGACTTGCTTGAGGCCGTATTGTGTGGCACTTGGGCTACAAACGTCCTTAAAGCAGGAACTACCCGAAGAAGCTACACCGTTGAGCGTCATCACCAAGACATTGGCAAGTATCTGCGCTCTACTGGTTGCAACTTTAATGCGCTTTCTTTGTCTGTTGCCCCTAACTCTATGGTAACTGGATCGCTTTCGGTAATTGGTAAAGACTTTACAATAGCTTCTGCTGCTATTACTGGCGCAACTTACGCAGCCGAAACTACTACATCACCATTTGATTCGTTTACTGGTTCAATTACAGAAGGCGGATCAAGCATTGCTGTTATTACTGGGCTTGAGCTAAGTCTTGATAACGGAATGGAATCTATGTATGTAGTTGGCTCTAGCTCTACTTTGCTGCCTTCTATTGGCAAGTCATCTGTTAGCGGTTCAGTTACAGCTTATTTTGAGAACAGCACCTTAATTGACAAGTTTATTAACGAAACATCTTCTAGCTTAACTTTTGTGTTAACTGATTTAGCTGGCAACTCGTACACCTTTAATCTACCAAACGTCAAATACAACTCAGGCAATCCTGAAGTTGGTGGTGCTGGCGCAGTAACAGTATCTCTTGATTTTGTGGCACTATATAACTCTAGCGATGCATCTCAGATTAAAATTACACGATCAGACGCTTAATTATCAGGGGTTTAAAAGCCCCTTTTACGCAACCCGTACACAATAACTCTGGAGAGAGAAATGGACATAAAAGAACTTTACACTGCTGACGCACACGAAGAAGGCGCAGAGATACGCATTTTAAGCCCGATAGACGACGAAGAGACTGATTTCTACATCATCGTAAAGGGTGTTGACTCAAAGTCGTACAGAGAGGCTGTAAGAGCGTATCACAGGAAGCTTATCAACAAAGAGGACGGCGGTGAAATTGACTTGTTAGTCGCTATCACTAAAAGCTGGCGTGGACTTGAGGATAAAGGTAAGCCAGTAGAGTTTACCCCTAAGAACGCACAAGACCTTTATGGAAAAGCCCCTAACATTGCATCTCAAGTAGACACTTTTGTAGCTGCACGAAGAAATTTTATCAAGGGCTAACTAAGGAGCTGTCTGTTTTTGGCCGGTGGCAGTTCTGGGCTGCCGGTTACGACAAAGGGTCAACAGTTAGCCGCATCAGCAATCTACGACAAGTTGCTAAAAGTTTAGGTCGTAACCCCAAAGAACTTGATGAAGAGCCTAAATTACGAGAAGAGCTTATTTATCTTTGGGACTTGTTCGTGTCTTTAAAAAATGCCTCCTCTGGCGCAATCAGTTACAATGAAATAAATTCGTATATGTCTATATATGGAAGGCTATCTACTTTTGAGGTGGATATTATCCGTAACCTAGATATTTTACACGCTCAAGAGGGCAGTAAGAATGACTGACGTATCAAAACTTGTAGTAGAAGTTGAGGCTAAAGGGATAAAACCCACTACTGAACAGCTAGAGAATCTTTCAGCATCGGGCGCAAAAGCAGAGAAAAATACCGGCAAGGTAGGAAAAGCTGCTAAAAGCACAGTTGCGCCTATGAAAAACATGCGCGCCCAAGCACAGCAAGCTTCTTATCAGTTTCAGGATATTGCAGTTCAAGCCCAGATGGGAACAAATGCATTTACCATTATTGGTCAGCAGGGTTCTCAGCTTGCGTCCGTGTTTGGCCCCGCAGGTGCGGTTACTGGTGCTTTAATTGCTTTTGGTGCCATTCTTGGTAGGGTTGTGTATGACAGTTTGAACACTGCTGGTGAGGCAATGGCTTCGCTTGAAGAGGATATGAAAAGCCTTGAAGAGAATTTTGACAATCTTGGCGAGGCTAGTAAAGCATACGTTAGGACGTTAGTGACAAAAAGAATAGAGGGATATAGCGCAGCAATTGCAGAGCAAAGTAAAGAGCTTGAAAAAGGAGCAAAAGTAGCTTATCAAGGATTTTTAGCTACACGTGTGCAGCTTGAAACAAGCGAGGAATTTGCAGAGCGCCAAGGAGTAATTAGTGCTGAGATTGAAAGGCTAAACCACTTAAAAGAACAAGATATTAAATTAATTGATGAGACTACGGGTTCTACTGAGTCTTTGATCAAAAGCCTTTCTGAGGAAGCAGGTGCGCTAGGTAAAAGTGGTGTTGCGTTAGCTTTACATAAAGCAGGCCTAGCAGAAGCCAATGCAGAAGATAGAGAGAAAATCCGAATTTTGGCCGAACAAATTGCAAAGCATAAAGAGTTAGAAGAGACAAATAAAGCAGAAAAATCAGACGCTGACAAGTTTAAGCAAGAAAGTGCTGCCGCAAGCAAATACGTTGAGCAGTTAACGCTTCTTGGACTTACTGAAGAGCAGAATTTTGCAGAAGTCCAAACACGAAAGTTAGCTAAATTGAAAGAAGATCTTGCTAAAGGGCTAATTATACAGCAAGAATATTCTGATGCAGTTGATGCTTTAGCTGGTCAAGCTAGTTTGCGTGACGATAAAGCTGGCCTAAAGTTAGAGAAAGAAAAAGCCAGCGCCCAAGCCCGTCTATTGCAAATAGAGCAATCTGCAATGGACGAGGCAGCTCTTCTTGATTCTACATTAAATGCAAATGCCACTAAGCTTGCAGAAGATTATGGCAATAAGCTGATTAACGAAGAGCAATTCTTAATTGGAATGAAAGCATTAAATGAAAAGTATAGTAAAGATGGCATTGCTCTTGCCTTAGCCGAAGCTCAAGCTAAAGCAGACATTCAGCAGCAAGTCATATCAAGCATGAGCGGAATGGCTGGGCAATTGGCAGGCATAGCCGAAGAGGGGTCAAAAGAAGCTAAAGCGTTATTTGCAATTCAAAAAGCACTAGCTATTGCTCAAATTATAGTTTCAACCGAAGTTGCTGCTAACGCGGCTGGCGCTCAAGCCTCATTATTGACAGGATTTGTTGGTTTTCTTGCGTCCGCTGCTGGGATTAGAGCTATGGGTTACGCATCCGCTGGTATTGTTGCAGGAACCGCTATTGCTGGTGGTCGAGCATTAGGTGGTCAGGTTAGAGGCGGTGAGTCTTACCTTATTGGTGAGCGCGGCCCAGAGCTTCTGACTATGGGTAGTTCAGGTCGTATTGCTACTAATGAGAACCTAAAGAAAGCTGTTGGATCAGAAAGTGGTCAGTCTCAAGCCAATGTTAGTGTAAACTTCAGCATACAGGCTAATGACACTGCTGGATTTGACAGGCTGCTTAACTCCCGCAGAGGTCAGATTGTCTCTATGATCAACCAAGCGGTAAATAATCGCGGAAGGGCATCTTTAACATGAGTGGAACATACCCTGCATCACCAGTATTTGCATCTATTGGCTTTAAAAGCCAGCATTACAACCTGTCTAGCGAGAGCATCTCAGGACGTACTCAAGTCAGAAACATTGGCGGTCAGCGGTTTGAGTTTTCCGCGCAGTACTCACGGCTTAGTCGTGCCGAATTCGCCCCCGTCATGGCTTTTGTTATGGCCCAGCGAGGCATGGCGGAGACCTTTTCTATTGTCCTGCCTGAGATAAGCGCGAAGACAGGCACTGCTTCAGGGACGGCGCGGGCTAATGGCGCTGCTGTGCTTGGGGCTACATCTGTAAATGTTGACGGGTTTACTGGCGTTCTAAAAGCAGGTGATATGGTTAAATTCTCCAACCACACCAAAGTGTATATGATTACCGCAGACCGATCTGGCGCTGGTGCTTTGGCAATACAGCCCGCACTGCGAGTCGCTTTAACTAACGATTTGGTTATGACATACAATAACGTCCCGTTTACTGTTCGCTTAAACAATGATGTTCAAGCCTATTCTTTAGCCTCCGCATCTTTGCTAGACTACGAAGTAGACTTTATCGAGGCAGTTTAATGACACGACCAATAGACGCAGCAACCATTGCAGAGCTTGCCAAGGACAACTTTAATCTTGCCACTCTAATTAAGTTTGACCTTTCTTCTACTCTGTACCTTACGGATTGGGATAGAGACTTGTCTGCGCTTTCACAAACGTGGAGCAGCAGCGCGCATTTTTTGGGTGTAAGCGATGTAACCGAAACCTCCGATCTTAGGGTCAACACGCTTGACGTTACGTTGTCCGGCGTTGATCAGGCTTATGTGGCTATCTTTCTAGCGCAGAACTACATTGATCGCCCTGCTCAAATATACAGAGCCGCAATTGACGGTTCTGATGCCGTTATTGGCTCGCCTATAATGTTGTTTAGCGGTCTAATGACTGGCTATTCGATCCAAGATAGTAAAGACACAAGCACTATCACTGTGCAACTTGCCTCTCACTGGAAAGACTTTGAGAAGGAAGTTGGCAGAAAGACAAACCATAATTCTCAATCTATTCACTTTCCTAGCGACAAGGGATTTGAGTTTGCGGCTAAAACAATTAAAGATTTAAAATGGGGTCGTAAATAATGGCATTCTTTTTTGTAGCAGCAGTATTTGTAGCCGCAACTACTGTTTCATATGTAATGACGCAGAAAGCTCAGAAGGCTGCGAAGAAAGCTGCTGATGATATGGCCGGTGTTCTCTTTAACAAAGAGTCAAACATTGAGCCTATCCCTGTCATTTACGGTCAGAGGCGAGTTGGCGGTGTGCGCGTCTTTGTGTCCACTAAAGATGTATCTGGTGGCGACAAGAACGAGTTTCTGTATATTGCTATGGTCTTGGCTGAAGGTGAAGTTAGCGCAATTACTGACATACACATTGATGACGTTCCCTTATCAGACTCTAGGTTTAACGGCTTATATACTATCAACGTCCACACCGGAGCTGATAACCAAGCTTACGATTCCTTGCTAACTGAAGCCAATGCTGGATGGTCTTCTGTCCACAAATTAAGCGGAGTTGCTTATCTTGCAATTAAGCTAAAGTGGGACGCAGATGTATTTCAGGGAATACCTGACATTACCGCTCTTGTCAGCGGTAGAAAAGTCTACGATCCTCGCTCCCCTAGCGCCGCTAACGCCTACAGCACTAACCCTGCTTTATGTTTACGCGATTACATGACTAACGCAAGGTTTGGTAAAGGTCTTCCAGCTTCAGCTATAGATGACGTAGCTTTTTCAGCAGCCGCTACAGACTGTGACGAAACGGTTACTTTCTATGCGGGCGGAACGACAAGCAGGATATTTGACATCAATGCAGTCTTGCAGACAGATCAGACATTGTTTTCTAACATCGAAAAGATGCTTATGGGCTGTCGCGGCTTCCTGCCTTACACTCAAGGCAAGTATGGACTGCTGATCGACAAATCAAGATCTGTTAGCTACGCATTTGATACCGATACCATTGTTGGTGGCATCTCTATACAAGGCGAGTCTAAAGAGAACAAGTTTAATAGGGTTATTGTTAAGTTTGCCAATCCAGCAGTGGATTATCAGCCCGATCAAGCTGTATGGCCGGAAGCTGGCTCTACTGAAGAGACTGCCTTTCTTAGTGAAGATAACGGCACGTTGCTAGTTACTGACTTAGACATGCCAACAGTTACTAACTACTACGCTGCTAGAGATTTGGCGCGAGTCATCCTAAAGCGGTCTAGGAGTTCTTTGCGCTGTAGTTTTAAAGCTACAAGTGAAGCCTTACAGTTGTCTGTTGGCGACGTAGTTACCCTTACTCACCCTACGCCAGCTTGGGTAGCAAAGCCTTTTCAGATTGAAGAGATTACGCTTAATTATGACGGCACTTGCTCTGTCTCTTTGCTGCAATACGACTCTACTATTTACACTTACGACCTTGCTGCGCAAGAGATAACTTATCCGCAGTCTGAGTTGCCAGATCCATTTCAGGTTGCGCCTCCAACAAGTTTTCAGTCTACATCTGGTACTTACATTGATTCTGACGGCACTGTGTTTCCAACGGTTCAGTTGTCTTGGGTAGCCGCGTTAGACTCGTTTGTAAGCTCTTATATAGTTGAATGGAAAAAAGTAAGTGAGGCAGCATCCGCTTATCAGGCAGCTTCCGTTTCTGGACTGAAGTTTGACGTTACTGGCATACAGTCAGGCGTGTCTTACAACATTAACATTTACTCTGTTAACAGCCTTGGGGTCAAAAGCTCCGCTGTGTCATTGACTAGTTCTAGCGTAGGCGATACTACCGCTCCTGCTTTAGCTACATCTTTATCGGCAACCGCTGGCTATAAGTCTATCAGCCTTGCGTGGACTAATCCTTCTGATAGGGACTTTTCAAACACTGAGGTTTATAGAGCAACATCTTCAGGCGGCACGTTCTCTTTGGTTGCAAGCATTGGCGGAGGCTGGGGCGCTGCTGCTGAGTTCTTAAACGGCGGCATTCCTGACGCTACTGCCTTCTTTTACAAGTTTAAGTCTGTTGATTACAGCGGGAATAAGTCAGCGTTTACTGCCGAAGTAACAGCAACTACTAACGCCGCAGCTATTAACGGCTCTGACGGAACCTCTACTTTTACAGCTCCAATATTTAAGCGGTCTGCAACTGCGCTTTCAGCACCTACAGGTGGTACGTTTAACTTTGGCACAAACACGTTAACCGCTCCTAGCGGGTGGTCTATTGCCGTGCCTACTGGAACTGATCCAATTTATCAAGCCACATTCCAGTTTTCCGTATCAGGAGATACCGGCACTGTTACGGCAGGAACTTGGTCTACACCTGTAATAATTGCAGAAAATGGCGGTAATGGCACTGACGGAACCGATGGAACTGATGGAACTAATGGGGCAAACGGATTAAGTACATTTGTTTTTCCTGTTTATCAAAGATCGTCTTCATCGCCATCGGCTCCTTCTGGAGGCTCTTACAACTTTACAAACAATACAATTACTGCCCCCTCAAATTGGTCTGCATCTATTCCGTCAGGAACTGATCCAATCTATGCATCAACAACTCAAGCTCAAATAGCAGGAGCTACAGGTACAGATTCTACTTTAAGCTGGACTTCTCCAATCTTGTTTGTTCAAAACGGCAGCAACGGAATTGACGGAGATAATGGTTCTGATGGAATAAATACCGCACCTGTTTATGCATACAAGCGTTCAGCATCAGCTTTAGCTTCTACAAACAAGCCGACAACGGCAAGAACGTGGACATTTTCTACGGCAACATTTAACGACAATGATTTAGGAAATAGCTGGACTGCTTCAGTTCCTTCAGGGTCAGATGACCTTTACATTTGCGCTGCTGTTGCTTCATCGTCAGGTGCAACTGATTCTGTTGCTGCATCTGATTGGTCGGCACCTAATATTTTAGGAAGTGTAGGTTCTGACGGTACAGACGGTACAGACGGAACTAATGGATTTAATACGGCTGTTGTTTACGCTTACAAAAGATCTGGCTCTACCGTAACAGACAAACCAAGCACAACAAGAACTTGGACGTTTAGCACTGCTACGTTTAATAATAATGATTTGGGCAATAGCTTTACTGGAACTGTCCCCGCAGGAACTGACAATTTATATGTTTGTAACGCAATAGCTACATCGACAAGTTCTACAGATTCAGTAACTGGAACAAGTGATTGGTCTGCCCCGCAGCTTCTTGCCTCAAACGGCACAGACGGAACAGACGGTACAGACGGTACAGACGGAACTGACGGAACTGACGGAACTGACGGAACTAATGGAGCCGCTGGCCCACGAAATGCAGACGGCTATCTTTATTACTCTGTGTCGCAGGCATCTGCTCCAGCTTCTCCTAGTGCAAGTTCTTACAATTTTGTAACAGGGTCATTTGCAGGCTTAACAGCTAACTGGTCTACCACTCCACCAACAAACACAGGTGGTGATGCAAAATACTGGGCTACTTATTGGCATGTTACTGAAGCAACATTTGGTGGCACGCAGACCAGAACGTTTAACACTCCCTTTAATAGCGTTCAATTTGACGGCTTGGTGACGTTTACCAACCTAAACAGCGAGCTTGCAAATGCTTCAAGCTCTGAGATAACTACAATTAATGGCGGCTTGTTGAAGACAGGTACTATTGACGTAGCTCAGGTGAACATATCAGGCACCACCCAAAGCACTTTTGCGTTGCAATCTGCCGGCAGCGGTAGCCGCATGAAAATAACCAACGACACTATCGAGATCTATGATGGAACAACGCTGCGAGTTAAAATAGGGAACCTTGCGTAATGCCTTACGGTTTAGAGGTATATAACGCTTCTGGCGTAAAGATGGTGAGCCATACAGATCGGCTAATCAGGTTTGTCTCTACAGGCACTGTCACCGCTAACTCAAGCGGTTATGCGGATGTTACAGTTACCGGCATGGCTAATAATGACACTTGGGAAGTTACTCTAGGCAATATACCGTTTATCTTTTCTTACGGGCAAACCCCTAATGTTTCTTTTGCAAAGCAGACCAATAATTTAAGAATCTACGCATCATCAGGAAAGACGGTTGATTACTATGTTTTTAGGACTTAAATTATGAGCTATGGAATGCAAATTACTAACGCTGATGGTCGGGTTCAGATTGATACTGACGAGATAGCGCCTAACACCTACATATCTAATACAGTAGCAAGTGCTTACAGTGCTATGGAATACCCTCCAAGCGGATTTGCAACCGGAGACTTGGTTTTAGCAAGGCCAGCAAATAGCCCTTCCGCCTTTGTTGGCACAAGCATTCCTATCTGTAAAGGTCAGACGATAAACAATCAAGAGCATTTCTACGGGTCAAAATACGCGCAAGATTCGGGTTATACTTATTTATTTGCAAACACGTCTGGAATTAATACTGCCTTGCTTAAAACGCAGGCTGGTAACATAGCAGGTCCAAGCGCGGGAGAGCTGGGCTTAGACGTGTACAGTACGGACGGCAGCACTATACTGTTCTCGGCAACACGATCCACTAGTGTTAGGGTTTTAGCTCAAGGTGTTTTGGCTAACGGTCAAGAGTTTAACTACACCCCGCCATCTTCTTTGAACTACAATAAAATCTATGTGGTTGTAAACAGCTCAATATTATACGTTCAACCGGCAAATTCGTTCTTCCCTAGCTGGGTAGTGGCTATGCTTTACTATTTTTACCCAAACGCGACAAGCCCATACATTCGGGTTTCAAACAAGACAACAAGTAATGGCAGTCTAGTCTCTACTACGGCTTTATTTCCCTACTTGATTGTATACGACACTAACTAAGGCGGTAAAAATGTCAGTCCAATATGCACTAATTTCAGAAAACGGAGAAGTTCAGCACGTTGTCAGCATGGGAGCTGATTCCGATTATGTGGACGGGCAACTGTATAACGGGCTATTGGCAAAAGCTGTTGATTCAGATGCAGACGGTCACGAGCTAATTGCCACAAAATATTATGTAGATGGGGAGTGGCACTCAAGGGAACCAAGGCTAAGCGCTTGGCAAGATTGGATTAACAACGCTTGGGCTGTAAACTTAGATCGCCTAATGCAGCAGGTTAGGCATGACAGAGGTCAAGAATTATACAGCTCAGACTGGACGCAATTCCCTGACAGCCCGCTAACCGCTACAGAAAAATCAGAGTGGGCAACCTACAGGCAGGCATTAAGAGACCTTCCTAAAACTTACGCAGCCGCTACATCTTTAGATGATATAATATGGCCTACAAAGCCGGAGTAATGCATGAGAATTTATCAATTAGTACAGGGTGACCAAGCCCCACAAATACAAGCTGTATTGACCAGAGAAGATGACGGCAGCGTAATCAACTTTGCTAATGGCACTTGCGCGTTAAAGTTTAGAGCTAAAGATACCACTACAGTCCTTTTTACTCTAGCAGCGGCTGACGTAGGCGACAATTTCCAAGACGGCATTGCTATCTTCTCTTTTTCCGGCACTCAGCTAGACATTGATGCAGGGTATTACGAAGGCGAAATAGAAATCACATACTCTAGTGGAACAATAGAAACGGTCTTTGCAGTGCTAAACTTCTATTTAAGAGCTGACTTCTAATGATTAACGCAATAGTCGCTTTTAAGAAAGCCGTTGCAGACATAGGGTTTAAGAAGGCCGTTGCCAGCATTAGGATAGGCGAATTCCTGATCTTTAGGTTCTTTTTTGAGGTATTAGGCTTATCTGATGCTCAAGCTAAGGATGTAGGCAAGTCTTTATCTGACTCTCAGGCAATTACCGATCTCGCAGCGCAGTCAGTTGGCAAACCCTTATCCGACAGTTCAGGTACTTTGGATTCTGCGGTGTTAGGGCTTGGCACAGTACAGAATGATTCTGGCGCAACATCAGACCAGATTGATACTTTTGCAACTGGAAAGGCATTGCAAGATAGTTCATTTGCCAGCGAAAATCAGACTATGGGCTTTCACAAGTTTATTGATGAGCTTGCTGGGGTAACCGATGACTTAGACGGTGAAGCTTCTGCTGAAGACGACCAAGAGATGACTTTTACAAAAGTTACATCAGACTTGTCTACTTTATCGGATTCTTTTGCCTATTCTAGTATGAGCGCGGTTAGTGATACAATCGGGCCTAATGATACAGGTTCCTTACGAAGTCAGGGTTATTGCGCCTTTGACTATTTCTCAGAAGATTATGTTGGCGCAAGCCGAACTTTTTAACAGGTGATTTATGATTAACGAAGAATTAAAGCTGCGCGGTGATGTTGCGCTAGTATTGAAAGACAAAAATGGCAATGTAAAAGAAAGCCGTGAGATACATAACTTGGTGGTTAGCTCCGGCCTTACCTTTATTTGCTCGCGCATGGCTGGAACTTCTGCTGACGTTATGTCGCACATGGCTCTAGGTTCAGGCACTACGGCCGCATCTTCAGGCCAGACTGATCTAGTGTCGATTCTAGGCTCTAGGGAGGCGCTGGACAGCACTACCGCATCAAGCAATACGATTGTATACGTTTCGTCTTTCGAGGCAGGTGAGGGAACTGGCGCGGTCACAGAGGCTGGTGTATTTAATGCAGCATCCGGCGCAACTATGCTTTGCCGTACAGTTTTCGCTGTAGTAAATAAAGCCGCTGATGACACCATGTCAGTTACTTGGACTATCACTTTAAACGCATCTTAATTAGGCGGGGCTACCGATGGCTACTATCACGACTAGGGCGGGCAAAGGTTCGCCCCTAACTAATAACGAAGTTGATGCTAACTTTACCAACTTAAACACTGATAAGGCAGAGCTTTCGGGCGCGGCTTTTACTGGTGCTATCACTACCAACTCAACCGTTGATGGTCGAGACGTAGCCACAGACGGTACTAAGTTAGACACTGTTGAAACTAACGCTGATGTCACTGATACAGCTAACGTAACAGCCGCTGGCGCACTAATGGATAGCGAAGTCACTAACCTTGCACAGGTTAAGGCTTTTGATTCTACGGACT